GTGTGAAGTTCCGCAGACCACTTATCTAGGTGGTGGTATAACACCTGGAGCACCAGCAGTACCACCAAATCCCAAAACTGGAGATCCAGGATCACCAGCAGGAGAGGATACAGCAAATACTGAAACAGAAATTAATGGTACTCTTAATACTCAGGAGTATTCTGGAAAATTATATGAGGAACTTAACTTAGATAGTATGAGTTGGTGGGAAAGAAATCAACTTTGTCCTCAGAAAACTAATGTAGGCAGAGGAACTTTTCAATCACCAGGTACAGTAAATCCAAAGAAATATCGATATTGGGATCATTATCCAAGTGAATTAAGTTTTGAAGCAAACTATAGTGATACACCATTTTTATATTTGTGGGATACTTCAAGTCAAGCGACAGGAAGACCTTGTTATGCAATATGCTGGACAATTACTCTTACAACGGGGACCTATCCTGCAGGGAAAGGGACAGCTACTTATCCAAGAATTGTATACACTCCAAGAAAAACTCCTTTTCCTTGTGATACATCTCCTGATGCAACTTATGTTGAGTATGAAACACAAGATGGTAAATTAACTGGTCCAGACGATGAGAATTCAAATCCACTTATCTGGGGTATTGGTACTAATACTAGGGGACTTCTTGTAAGAGAACAAGCATCATGTCCACCTGGATTTGCAAATGCAACGGTTCGTGGAGCAGGAAACCGAGCTAATACTGGTGGACTGTTTTTTGGTCCCGCAACCATGGCATATACTCGTGATGGAGGTACTACTGGTGAGTGGATATTCTTTGAACATTGGATAGGATTATCTTCATCAAACTTTGGTCCGACAAGTGGAAATGGTGGGACATTTACAAATCAGTTTCCACCAGGTCAAGAGACGCAGGTTTATACTCGATCTGTAAATGTATTCAATAATAGCAATCAAAAAGTTGCAGTTGTAGAGGTAAAAATTCGTGGGTATCGTCAATACTATGGAGATACATTCGACAATGATAGAGAGTTAAAAATTACTAATGTTTCAGCAGGTGATGTATTACCAGTTCCAGGACTTGAGTATGGACTTGATATTCCATTTCCAAATGAAACTGGAGATGTTCCTGCAAATTTAAGACAAGTCGCCAGCGATCAGAATGGTCGCAGAGTTGGATTTATTAGTTTTACGGATATTACTCAGGCAGCAGCAGGGTGTGGTGCTATTGTGAATGGGTTTAAATTATTTACAGCAGAAACAACAGCCGAGAGTGCATTAGATGAAAATTTTGTAAATGCAACAATTGGTTTACCACCAGACGAGCAAAATGGAGATAGTGGTATTGTTAATAGAATTACAACAGGTGTATGGTCTCCAGGAAACTCTGGTATTGATAGTATTGAACAAATTTTTAATTTTGAGGGATCAAGTGCAGCGCGTGGTGGTACAGGTGGATCTGGTTTAAGAGTTTTAATTAGAGCACAGAAATTTACAGATTCGGAGGGATCTGGTACTAAAATTACAGTTATAAGAGTTATTGGATCTGGTAATGCAGGATATGCTGTAGGGCAAACATTCCCAATTCGATTTGTTCGTAATGGTATAACCTATACTTGTGGTTATATCCAAATTGCTAACATTCTTAGAGGAGTTGTTAAGAGAGGTGTCCCTATTGGTTTTAGACTAGCAGAACCAAAAACTGTTGGTGGTGTTTTTGCAGTGACTCATAGTAGTTGGACTACTTTTGGAAATAATTATGCTATATGGTGTAATAATCGTAATAATAACTTATCTGGTAGACCTCTGAGGATTATCCACCAACTTATAACCCTAACAGCAGGAACATATAATGTAGAACTTGGTTTTGACGATACTGGATCTGTAGAGATTAAATCTGCTACAGGACCTGCTTGGTTTACAAAGAAGAATCATGTTGGTGGTATCCCTCTTGGTTCATCAACCCACACTGGTTCTTTTGTTTTAACTGCGACGACAGTTGTTAATATCGAAGTAGAACTTGAAAATGCTCCTGGTGGTGATTGGTCTAACAATCCTGCAGGATGGGCAATTACTTTAACAAAAAATGGTCAGGTATCTTGGTCAACTAGAAATGCACAAACTGGTATTAATGCTGGAGATTGCTATAGAGGAATGCGATGGGAAAACACTCCATATCAGACTGCTTGGTTAGGATCTGGAACTGCAAGACCATTTTTATCTGCTCAAGGTTCATGTTGGCAAACTAGAGATTTGGTTGTTTATAAAGATTATAAACTTGCAGGTGGTACTAAGATAAGAATGAAAATAGAATCTGTATATGATAATTCTACATCATCATTTCAAAGTAGATGGACTATTGATCAAATATTGTCATATGGAAGTGGATATGGTTCATTAGATAGAGGAGATCACTCTGAAGGTGGTGAAGCATTCTCAGACCAACAGGTTTTTTATCTTTACTACCCATCTCCTAGTACTCCTAGAGCACAAAGGATTGGAGTTGCAATAGTTGTATCAGATATTCAAGATATGTTAAAACCCTCGTCAGGATCAGGACAAATTGCTGCAGGTCAAACGTTAAACGGATGGACGGTTGAAGCAGTAAATCGTTTTGATAGTACAGGAGGATTCAATGCTGCCTACATTAAATTAACTGGTAGTGGAAATGATTTTGCTAAAGATACAAATTATACAAGTAATTCAGGTGCCACTGTTACAGCTATTGCTGGATATGGAATAAGAGATAGAGGAGCATTATATGGCATGTATGAATTTACTAGAAAATCAATTCAATATGCAACTGCACGGGTTTCAGCATCGATGCCTTTTTCACCAACGTTAGTACGTTGTCAAGCGACTGGTATCATTACTAATGGAAGATTGACTGGTACTCAAATTACACAACCAGGAATAGGATTATCTAATAAAAACATTGAAAAAATAACTTTATCTGTTGATCCTCCACCATCAACATTTGATCATGCAAAATTTAATAAATTGATGCTGGATAAGAATAACGATGTTTTGACAGCAATACAACAGTGTCAAGGCACTGGTAGAGCAGCACAGGTTTCTCCAATACTTACTGCAGGAAAACTAACTGGCATTCAGATTAAGGATGCTGGTTCTGGTTATTCAAGCACAAAACCACCTCAGATTAGAATACCATTTATAAGAAAGATTGAATCTACAACTATGATCAAAGCCTCAACATCAAAAGAGGAATTGGCTCAAAATGGATTAGTTCTATCAGCATCACCTGGTTTTAAAAACTCACCACTTTCTGAGTCAGAGTTGTATAACAAAACTCAATTTCAATTTGACAAAAAAACATTTGATAAACCAGTCGCAGACATTACTGAATTAGATTTGGATAAAAGTCGGCCAAGAAAATTTCAATTGCCAAAAAGTCCTGTATCTCCAAAGTACATGGGTCAGTTTAAGACAAGTAAAAGTAGACGCCAATTTACTGACGATGTAAAAGCTATTCACACAACACAAAAGCAAAGATCAGAAAAAACATCTAAAGATACTATGGATCTTTTGCAAGGAAAAACAAAGAATAAGGATACCGTCAATTATAATCAAGACTTGAATAAAAATGTAAGTGGAGATAGTCTAAGTCTAGCGAGAGGGAATGTAATTAATCCTGGTACTTCTGCAGGAAGACTAGAAAAGGATTTTGGTTTGAATACTTCAAAATTAGATGGTACTCCTAAATCTTTAACTACTGGCAGTATTACTAAGTCAGAGAGTACAAATTATCAAAAAACTGCAGCAGGAGGGGGTGCAGCAAATGATGCCGATTATTATCCACAAGGTCTTAGAGACGTTGTAAAAAATACCAAGGTAGATAAAAATTCAACTGGACTAGGCAATTTTAAAGAACCAAAAGTAGGTAATGGTCCTTCTTTTAATAACGCATCTAAGACATATTCAGGTATTGAAAAGGCAGTCAACACAGTACCAATAACTGGTAAAGAAAGAACTGGTTTCGGTGCAGTTCCAAAGAATTTTGATGCGGAGTTAGACCAGACAATTAAAGATTTTGATAGTAGTATGGATACAGCTGCTTTCCCTCAATCAGATAAAGACAGAACTATAACTATTCCTGCTACGCCAACCATATCAACAGTAACTGGTGGTTTTTATAAACTACCTTGTGCAACAGATCGGATAAAATATTTGATTCAATCATATTGCCCAGATCCAAGAGCAAACACAATTATTAACGTTGTATTAGGTGTTCAAATAAATGAAAATCTATTTGATGCAACTTTAAATCGATACGTTGGTAGATGTGAAAGATGTTTATTAAATACTCCAGCATATGTCACCAAAATGAATCAGATAACTGATCCCGATAAAACTATTGTTGATGGTTTTTGTGCTACTGTTTGGACAAATTCCATACATAACGTCACTAGTCTCCCCGCCTTATATGCGGGCAGTGGTGGGATACTTTATGGTCTATCAGGATTAAGAGCATATCAAGATTTGGACAATGTAGTATATGAAGGCATTCACGGGTGGGAAATCAATGGCAATTTAGAAATCCTACATGACAATACAGCAGAAACTAGAACTTTTGTAAGTGCATTGAACAAATATGGAAACCCATATGATTTCTTCTGTAATAGGTCATATGGTGATTTAAAAGAAGATGAAGAATTTGCTTTAGAAAATGCTTCGTTAGAAGAAGACAATCAAGTTCCAGATCAACTGGCAAATACCAATCCAGCTCTTATATAAATAAAAATAAAATAAGAATATGACTCGATTTGCTGCTGTTGTCACTGGAACTTGCACTTCCCATGGTGTTACAATTCCAGCACACATACACTTCACTCATCCTTGCCTACCATCACCACCACCCTGTCCGCCTGGTATAACTCCTACAAAACCTCTTTCGGTTATGGATGCAACTTGTATGTGGCCAGTAGCTCCAACAACACCAGAAGATGCATCGGTGTTAGCAAGAACAGTTTTTATTAATGGAAAATCACCATTATGTGATGGTGATAAGTTAATTCCACATATATCGGCAACAACAAACCTTATTGAATGGAAGCAGGTGTCTGGTCCAAACTGCATAGGACCGATTACAGCGCCATGTAATTGTAGTTTGTTATCAGCAGAAGATACATTTGGTAAAGGACACCCGCGAGTTGTAAAAGCACTAGGAGCAACAGTATTTGTTATGGGAAAACGACTTGCTGCCATTGGAGATCCTCTAGGACCACCATGTTTAAGCACAATAGCAACGGGTTCAGAAAATGTCGTGGTTGGCATGTAGCAAATTACATGATATAATACTTTTTTCGGAAGAAAATTATGGCAAAATCAAAATCTCTCACTAAATCAAATTATATTCCAGGTCCTCCCAAAAAATCTCGGCAAGGAAATGGCGGTGGTACTAAATATGCTGCAAGTAGTCGTAATGGTGCAGGAAAACGCTATAGAGGACAAGGAAAAGGATGAGTGTAGAGGCAGATATACAGGAGTGGATTGCAAGAATATCTGAAGTTCGTCCAGAATTAGGAGGTTTTTCAGTTTGTCCGTATGCCGCTAAAGCAAAAACCTTAATTGTAGAGTGTCAAGCAGAGGACATCATACCTGTTTCTGGGTATGATGTCGTTTTTTATGTGGTTGAGGACTATCTTGACCTAGCTAGTATTCAATTTTGGGTAGAATTTTACAATAAAAAGTTTCCAGACTACATATTTTTAGAAGATTGTGCTACTTATAACACTTATATCAATGGAGTTCAGTCAAATAATGGCAAGCACAACATTATTTTTGTAAATTCTCGTGAAGTTTTGAAAAAATATCGTGTTATATTACGTGAAATGGGGTATTATAGTCATTGGAATGACGAAATGTTACGTGAAGTCTTAGGTGAAGACTACGAAATGGTCAAAAAATCGGGATAGCAACCCCGTAAAAAGTTCTGTTTACCCATTTAGGAGAAACAGATGGCACAAAGTCCCAATCCAGACACAAATCCTTCAATGATGAAGGCAGATTTTGGCACAATTTGCTTAATTACTGACCCAAAATCCGATGTATACCTAAAAAAACTAAGTAATAAGGTTAACAATCCCCCCGAAGATCGTCTTTCACGGCCTTGTGGAGGTAAAGGGGGGTTTGATGACTTTGTAGAACGTTGGCATTAGTGATATAAATATTTAAAAAACTTGTATCCATGAGAACTAGTCAAGAAATAGATGGACTTTTCACAAAAGTCAAAAGATCTTTCGTAGATTTAGATATTTCTTTGGCTAAAAATCCAATTACCGATGATGCAATCACTTTGAAAAATGAAAAAGCAGTTACTCAAGCTATCAAAAATATAATTTTAACCAAATTTGGTGAAAAATTAATGGATCCTTCAATTGGTTGTGATGTTCATAGTATGTTATTTGAGCCTCTTGATGTTTTCTCTGCTATGGAGATCCAAAGTAAAATTGAAGCTGCAATTGCAAATTATGAACCCAGAATTCAAATAATATCGGTAGAAGTTAAAACAATAGATAATGAACTTGGAGAGATTTTAGTTGATTTAGTTTTTAGAATTGTCGGTGAACCTAATATTATAGAACAAACATTTCTTATAGAGAGGCCGTCTAGCTAATGAGACCTTCAAACCTTACTACATTAGATTTTGCTGAAATTAGAGATTCTATTAAGTCCTACATGAGAACTAGGCCAGAATTTACTGATTACGATTTTGAGGGATCGACATTATCTTATTTACTGGACGTTTTAGCGTATAATACTTACTATTCATCGTTCAATGCAAACATGGCATTGAACGAAGTGTTCCTTGAAACTGCAACTCTCAGAGATAATATTGTTAGTATTGCAAGAATGCTGAATTATCTTCCAAGATCTGCCAAAGCTGCTTGGGGATGCGTTAGTATGGCTGTACAAACAGATTTGTTAGTAACAGGAAATTTTCCCACACATATTACTCTTAAGAAAGGTCAAATAGCCACAGGTAGTATCAATAATAAAGGTTATACTTTTTCAATTATTCAAGACAAAATTGCAGAAGTTGATAAAATAACTGGTATAGCACAATTAGGTCCATTTAAAGTATATGAGGGCAATCTTTTAAGCTACATTTATACTGTAGATACTACAATTGACCAAAAGTTCATTATTCCAAATGAAAACGTAGATATTGATACATTACAGGTTTATGTAAAACCAAACGCTCAATCAACAACAGTTGATAGATATAGTTTAGTATCAAATATTACAACTGTGGATGCATCTTCTAGATCATTTTTTATAAGTGAGTATGAAGATAGAAGATATGAAGTTACTTTTGGCGATGGTATCATTGGAAAAGCTTTAGAAGATGGAAATGTTATTATTTTTGAATATATCAAAACAAATGGTGTTGAAGGCAATAATATCAAGAAGATGGCATTCTCTGGAATTGTTTTTGATATTGAAAATAATGAAATTGATTCAGGTAAAGTAGAGTTTACATTAGATGGTAAAACACAGTTAGGTGATAAACCAGAAACAATCAAATCAATTAAATTTAATGCACCTAGATTCTATTCAGCACAAAATCGAGCTGTTACAGTTAAAGATTATGAAAATATCATCAAAACTATCTACCCAAATGCCAGATATGTAATGGCAACTGGTGGAGAGAGCTTAAATCCTCCAATTTACGGAAAAGTTTACGTATCAGTAAAAACAAAGAATAATACAAAGTTAAATAATCTTACCAAAAAACAAATCATTGATGATCTAAGACCATATACAATGGCTTCTATTGAGATTGTGGTTACAGATCCAGAGGAAATCTATGTAGAATTGAACGTACTTGTAGTAGCAGATCTATTCCAAACTGTAGATGGTGTTTCTACGGGTACGCAGACAACTCCAGATAATGTT